ATCCTTTTAGTGATTCGTCTGTCTCTTCTGTCGTTGATGGTGCTTTTGATACTTCCTATGTTCGTATCAATAATTCTTCGAGGTCTAAGAGAAAAATTGGAGAAAGCATATCACAAGAAGTAGAAAACTATCTCGATCTGGTCAACGTCACGCCTTCAAAAAAGATAGACACTCTTGAAATAGAGAGGATTGTACCGACTGCAAAATTTACTAAGTACAACTTAATCAAGACAAACATAAAAGAAGTCTTGATGAAGAACTATAGACCTGAGTATCTTTCTTCAGACTGGTCCTATACCAACTATAATTCCCTAAATTTCTTTACTGACTATCTTGGATCTTCTCCCGTCTTTCCCACAGGATCAGTTCTTATCTATCCTAACGTTGTAGATGACAGACTTCCTCTTCACGACGGTTATGTTTCTGGATCCTACTGTCTTTCGGGTGCATTTAGTTTTGAGTTCTACATAAATCCCAGGTATAGAGACGACGGTAGAGACAACGTATTTAGAGCAGGGACTTTACTACATCTCTCTTCTAGTTATGCTGTCTCCTTGACGACAGGTTCTTTGAGAAATCATAATGGAGATCAAGAAGGATTTCGTTTGCAGCTACAGTTTAGTCACAGTGCAGACTACTCTCCATCTTCTGTCTCACCGGGATCTTTTCCGTTCGACCTCGTCTTTCAGTCTGATGATAATTGTCTGAGGCACAACAACTGGCATCACGTTGTCATTCGATGGGGAACCAACCTCTTAAACAATGGAACGGGTTCTTTTATCGTAGACGGAGTCAACAGAGGTAATTTTGTCATACCTTCCGGAACAATTATGCCAAAAGCATTTGTGGATTCGTCCAATCCAGATGCTCTATTTGTGGGAAACTTTTATGAAGGTACAAATTCCGGAAATAACAGTCAATCTCTTTTCTTTTCTGATCGACCTTCAAAGAGAGACGGAGTCTATCAAATGTCTCTCGTCGATGATAAAGACGATCCTGTAGACTACAAATTCGAACATCCTCTGAACGCTGAGATTCACGACCTTGCTATCCGACGCTATTACTACTCAGACGCTGAGATGGTGTACACGGGAAGCAGAGGAATAGGTTCTGATGCAAAAACTGAAGGCATAGCATTTTATCTACCTCCCTTCTTCACTGAAGAGACACCAATTAGAAGAGTCGTGAATGACCGAGGTGGTATAATGCAAACTCCGTTCTTTGCAATAGACGGATCCACAGATGATCCTTTTAATATTGCAATGTCTTTTGGCGTGAATGGTCACTATATCAATCTTGAGAACTTTACTAAAGACTTTTCAACAGGAAGATTTCCTCGTCTCCTCGATCTATCCGGGTCCACCATTGATCATACGACTACTGCGCAAGAAGCTAATCAGTTTCTATATGCAGACTCGAAGATTGCCAAAAGAAATCTGACAATACTTCCGTGTGACGACGGAGACTTTGATCCAAACTATGAACTGATGTCGTTAGAAAGATATAGAGGAAAGTATACTAATTCTCTTTCTTTCACAGACTACAGCCTCGTAAACCTCGATAATCTTGTTTCTACGTCATCAGTTCTCTACAACGGATTAAACTCTGGCTTACCAGATGAATTTGTCGAAGAGACTTACGGAGCTTCTCCTGAAAGTCCCGGACTAAGACCTGGACCTGCATACAGCAGATACATCTCGCAACTGTCTTCCGATATATCGACGCTGACACAAGACTCTGAATTTAATAGAGGCGCTCAGCTTGGAGCACCGCTAACAATCTATCAAAGAACTCTTGATCCATCTTCTAACCAAGTTACGATCTTCAACATCAGCAACCTGTATTATGGAAAGAGGATTCTACCAGGTTCTTTCTTGATCTCTGATGCAGGTATATCTGGGTCAAATGGAAGAGTTTCAATCTCTCTTAGAGATGATTCTCTTGGCAACTTGTACAGGTCTGATTCTGATACTTCCCACTATACCCAAGGTTCTGTCGGAAACATCTTCTATGACGAGGGAATAGTTGTCATTAAGAGTCCACACTTGTATTTCTTTGGAAAGAATCAGTATGAGATTTCTTTCCGAGGTGTGCAGAATATCTTCACTCAGAAATACGAGATAATTGCTCCCCAAGGTCTTCTTAATTCGTCTTCGAATCCTTCCTATGCAGAAAACTATGAGGACATTAGTCCTTCAGGTGATCCGAAAGACGACGAAGATTTCGTCTACATCTCCGGTCTCAACTTCCACGACGAGAACATGAACGTTGTTGCGAAGGCACGACTGGCACAGCCCATCATAAAGAGGGAAGGCGACAAGATTTTGTTTAAGGTAACGCTAGATTTTTGACCTTTTGCTAATTCGAGCATACTTATATGCATGTTCGTAGAGATAAAAATCCTTCCCAGGAAGAACGAAGGCACAGCAAAGAATTCCGGAAATCCACCTCGTGCTCTCGTACTAAAATGCGATGGATGCGGTTCTCTCTTTGAGAAGAAATGGCTCAAAGAAACCTATGATGCCAAGAAACACTACTGCAAAATACAGTGCCACTACGCAAGCAGAGGTGGAATCGGTGGTTGTGGTGCCGAAGTCCTAGAAACACTCTGCCTCGTTTGCAACAAGCTCATCAAGGTGAGGAAAGTAGGCAATGAGAGGAAGTGGGGAAAGACGTGCTCAAGAAAGTGTTATGGAGTCTTTAGGGCAAACAACCCATCATTGTACGAGAACAATACTTCCAAGATGCACACAGAAGAGTCTTGGAAGAAGATAAGTGAAAGCATCCAAGAGAGAATGGCGCAACCTGATTGGGCCCCCAGTTTCAAAGGAAAGAACCACACAGAAGAATCAAAAGAAAAACTTCGAGAAGCTAAGAGGCTGAATCCCCCTTTTGGTGAGAAGAACGGCATGTTCGGGAAAAATCACACCAAAGAGGCAAGAGAAAAAATGTCCGATTCTAACACCCTGGGAATCATAAGTGGATCAAGAAAAACTTATGGTAAGAATGGTCATGTTAGAGGTGATTACGAAGCAAAAACAAAGAAAATTTATCATTATCGATCCTCTTGGGAATTGGCAACTATGGAGCATTTAGACAGGGATTCCAACGTTTCTTCGTGGAACTACGAATGCCTTCGAATACCTTACTACTACGAGACCAACAAACGTTGGTATGTACCAGATTTCTTTGTAGAGTTCTCAGACGGGAGAAAAGAGATCTGGGAGATAAAACCAAAACAATTAATCGATTCAGATGCAAATAAACTCAAATCAGAAGCAGCCCAGAAATTCTGTCTAGAGAATGGAATAAGCAATTATTACGTCCTGACCAGGGACGAACTCTTAGCTCGAGGAATACTTTAGCTATGGCTACACCCAAGAAGAAGAGGAAGAAGAAGAGAAAGGGCCACTACATCCGTGGTTCCTACACCTCTCCGATTGCCGGTGTGTGTAAATTCCGTTCTGGATGGGAGTACCGTCTCATGATCCACCTAGATTCAAGTCCTGACGTGGAGTTCTGGTCCTACGAGAAGACTGTGATAGAGTACGTATCCAACGTACGAACGAAGAAGGTGCGAAAGTACTACCCAGACTTCCTCGTTAGATACAAGGACGGCCGCACTGAACTCATCGAGGTAAAGCCGAAGCGTAAGTTGGAACAGGCCACCATCAAGAAGAAGATGGCTGCTGCCCTCCTGTGGTGTGCGGAACACGGAATGACCTATAGAATAGTCACAGAAATACAATTGAAGGAACTAGGTCTTTTATAGAAAAGTTTTACTGGATCCATTCTGGATTAACAATCCACGCATGGCGAATCTAACGTTGGGCCTTGACGTGTCCACCTCTGTTACTGGCGTGTGTGTGGTGGATTCTGACATAGAACCCGGTGGAGGTGCCAACATCGCTCACCTCGACAGGATTGAGTTCAAGAAGTGTGTCACCCTCTGGGACAAGGCGGATCGAGTGAAGAGTGATCTCCTCCTCATCAAGGCGCGATTTCCATCCATCACAACCTTCGCTCTGGAGGAACCACTCTTAGGATTCTCGAAGGGTATGTCCTCGGCGGCCACCATCACAACCCTCATGCGCTTCAACGGCATCGTTTCCTATATCGGTCGGGAAGTCTTCGGAATCGAACCCACCTACATCTCTGCTGCATCAGCAAGAAAGTTGTGTGGAGTGAAACTACAGAAGACCTCCGTGGCCGGCATGCCACACAAGGAGCAGGTCTTCAAGTACATGTGTGAACACGACCTGTCACACGTGGAGTGGCCTCTCACTCCCAAGTCGGGTGCAATAGTAGGGTGGAGTAGGGATGCCACCGATGCGTATGTGATCGCCCGTGCCGCAGGTCTCATGAACAAGTGAACGTGGGTGTGATACTGTTGTACCGTGGCCATCTATAGTATCAGTGATAAACTTGCGTTCTTCGAGAGCGTTTTTGGAAAGGGGCACCTCTCCGGCAACGGGAAGAACTTTGACATTCGCTGTCCCATCTGCGCCCCTAATGATGTAACGAAGAAGAAGTTATCGATCAAGACTGACTGCGATGCGGCGCACTGTTGGGTGTGTGGATACAAGACCCGCACCATGGCTCCGTTAATTCGCAAATACGGTACCCAAGGTCAATTGGCCCGTTACAGGGAGATATTCGGAGGACCCGAGAATCCCAACGAGATGGTCACGGGTGAGAGGACCGAAGTTCAAAGACTCGAACTGCCGAAGGACTTCTGTCTCCTCCCTCTCGCCAATCCCAACGATCCCGACGTGAAGGCGACCTGGAGGTACCTCTTCGGGCGCGGTCTCACCGAGAAGGACGCTTGGTACTTCAAGTTCGGTATCTCCAACGAACCTCGGTGGAAGAGGCGGGTGATCATGCCCTCCTTCAACTTCAAGGGAGAACTTAACTACTTCACTGCGAGAGCGATAGATAAGGACCGGCGCCCCAAGTACGACAATCCGGAAGTGGACAAGAACCCCATCATCTTCAACGAGATCAACATCGACTGGACGAAGAGGTTGGCCCTGGTGGAGGGTCCCTTCGACCTCGTCAAGTGTCCTGACAACACCACTGCACTCCTGGGATCCGATTTGGACGAACGCCACGAACTCTTCAATCGAATCCTCCTCAACAACACACCAGTTGCTCTCGCACTAGATGGAGACATGTGGGACAGGAAGACTCCAAAGATAGCGAAGAAACTACAGGAGTATGATGTGGACGTCCAGATTGTAGATGTGCGTCCCTGGGGAGATCCCGGTTCCATGTCTCGTGCTGAGTTTGAGATTGCCCTGAAGGAGGCCCGTTACCTCGACTGGAACGACAACTTCCTCATCAAATTAAACAAGGTTGTCAACACGTCTTCTTTGGGAATTTGAACTTACAAACACTTATGGTATAATATAAATTCAATGCGTATAGCTCATACAGCGGACGTGCACATTCGTGCATTGTCCCGACACGACGAGTACAGACAAGTTTTCAAGGCATTCATCGAGGATTGTAGGTCACAGAATGTAGACCACATCTTCATCGGTGGAGACATCTTCCACACGAAGGTGACAGGGATCTCTCCTGAGTACATCGATCTCCTCACATGGTGGTTGACCGAGATGGCGAAGGTGGCGCCCGTCCACATGGTCCTCGGTAATCACGATGGAAACTTAGTGAATCTGTCACGTCAGGACGCTGTCACTCCCATCGTAGAGGCGATGAACAATCCTCGAGTCTTCCTCTACAAGAAGTCGGGAGTATACAACTTCGCATCAGGATACAACTGGTGTGTCTTCTCATGTTTCGATGAGGACGGTTGGAAGAACGTCAAACCCATTCCAGGTGACATCAACATCGCCACATTCCACGGAGGCGTCAAAGGATCTTTATCTGAAACAGGTTGGGAAATTGATGAAGGCAGGATCACCACAGAATTCTTTAAAGAATATGACTTCTGCATGCTTGGAGATATTCATAGACAGCAATTCCTGGGCTACAGAGATAGTAAACCGTGGATAGGTTATCCTGGGACACCAATTCAGCAGAATTATGCAGAAGAATTAAACCATGGTTACTTTCTCTGGGAGATAAAGAATTCTTCTGAGTGGTCTGTTATTAACCGCCCTCTTCCGAACGTCAAGCCTTTTATTACTATTGATTGGGCTGGTTCTCTTGATAAGACTCTTGATCTTGCATCATCATGTCCCGCTGGAACAAGATTTAGAATCAGATCAAATGTTTCTATAACGCAAGACGAGGTTCATGTCCTTACTGAGACTCTCAAGACCTCTAAGATGGCTGCTGAGGTCACTTACAAGATAGATGCACAATTAGATACGCAGGCTGCAAAAGAAAACACGTCATCTCTTAGAAAAACTGATATCAGATCTCCTGAGGCAATGACATCTCTTCTTAAGAGCTATTACAAGGACCTCAAGTTAACTGATGAAGAGATGCAGAATCTAGTCGATACTTCTCGATCCTATCTCAGCCAGGCTACAACAACTGAAGATGTTTCTAGATATTCTAAGTGGTCTCTGAGACGTCTTGAATGGGACAACACCTTCTCATACGGAGACAACAATGTTGTCAATTTTGAGAAACTTAATGGAATAGTTGGAATTTTTGGTCAAAATAGAACAGGTAAATCATCTGTAGTAGGAACTCTCATGTACGCCCTCTTCAATGCCACTGATAGAGGGCCTGTAAAAAACATAAATCTGTGCAATGTCCGGAAAGACTTTTGTTCTGCCAGAGTTGTTTTTGATCACAATAGTACTTCTTACGTCGTTGAGAGGCAGACAACTAAGTCAACTAACAAGAAGGGTGTTGTAAGTGCCACAACTTCACTCAATCTGTTCAGAATGAGAGATGATGGAGAAGATATGGATGATCTCTGTGGTGAGCAGAGAAATGACACTGAAAAAACTATAAGATCTCTTCTAGGCCATCCGGACGATTTTCTCATGACGTCGTTGTCTGCCCAGGGAGAGTCTAACGTGTTCATACATCAAGGTTCTTCTCGACGAAGATCAATATTGTCAAGATTTCTTGATTTAGATATTTTTGATCGGATGCACGATTTAGCATCGAAAGAAGTTACTTCTGTTAAGTCGCAAATGAAGAATTTCCCCGATAGAAATTGGGATCAAATTAAGGAACTGCTAAATGTCGATATAGTGTCCACAGAAGATAAAATAAAAGAACTGACAGATTTAGTCTCAGAGAATCAAACTACTCTTGCTCTCCTGAGAGAAGAGCTTACCAAGCATTCTTCTTCACCTGTTACTCAAGAGGATGTTGATGTACAGCAACGAAGAGTCAACGATTTAAGAAGAAAGTCTGAGGAATGCAACTCTCAAATAGATCAGATAGAAAAAGACATAGTCAGTCTTAGAGAAAAACAAACAGCTTTGCAAAAGTTAATGGACACTATCGACGTAGATTCTCTCAAGGCAAAGCAAGAAACACAACGTAAACTACAGACCGCCATAACGGAACTGAAACACATTCACGACAAAGAAGATACTCTTCTAGCCTCTCAGAAAAAGTCATTAAAGATACTGGATGAAGTACCCTGCGGAGAACAGTATCCAACTTGCAAATTCATTAAAGATGCGCATGAAAATAAGACTATTGTTATCGATCAGGAGAGAAGAGTAAAGAAAGCACTGGCTGCACTTGAAGATGCTCGTAATACTTTTGAAGAAGTAAATGATTCTTCTGTTGTTGACAAGCTTGAGAAGTATGAGAAAGCTCACCAGCTATACAGCAAGTTTTCTTTAGAAATTTCTAAGAAAGAAACAGACATAGCGAAAATACAATCTACTTGCAGAAGTTGTTCAGATGACCTTAGGGCTGCAGAAAAGAAATTGTCTTCTCTTTCTGATTCACTATTAAATGAAGACAACGAAGAGTCAGTAAGCATCAGACTAAAGATAACAGAGATAACTGATTCAATAAAAAGATACGATTCTCAAAAGATGTCTTACGCATCGCATCTCGGTAAGTTGAAATCTGATCTTGAGAAGTTACAGCAAGAGAAGGCGAGTAGAGACAATCTTCTCTCTAGCGTTCGAATACACGAGCTTGTCTCCAACGCTTTTTCAAAGAAAGGCATACCTCTTCTCGTCATAAAGAGTCAATTGCCACAGATAAATGCAGAAGTATCTAAAATACTCCAGGGAATAGTAGATTTTACAGTCGATGTCGAGTCGGATGAAGATACTGACTCTTTAGAGATTTACATCAATTACGGAGATTCCCGAAGAATAATAGAGCTTTGTTCTGGCATGGAGAAGATGATATCTTCTATCGCTTTAAGAGTTGCCATGCTAAACGTATCGGCCCTACCCCGCCCAGATTTCTTCGTGATAGATGAAGGTTTCGGTGCTCTTGACAGTGCAGGAGTTGAGTCGTGCAGTCGATTCCTTGTGTCATTGAAGAATTACTTTAAGACTGTTATTGTGATAACTCACGTCGACGGAATAAAAGACTCAGCCGACCATATTTTGGAAATAACCAAGCACGAGAAGGATTCTAGAATGGAGTTTTCTTGATGGAATGGAAGGTATACACAAAAGGCAGATTGATTACAGAACATCCTGAAGGATTTCTAATAATCAAACCAGCAGATTACACACCTGCAAAAGACGTATTTTGCACTGTGTGTGATAGAGTTATGGGAGGTTCACTCGACGAAGAAGCACTGAAGAAATTTGGATGTTGCGATTCTTGTGCCACATTTTGGGCCTATCCAAACAAAGATAGGTGGGGAGAAGGATGGAGACCGACTTCCGATGAAGTTATTAATAAATACAAGATCAGCAATACTTAAATTGTAGGAGTATCACATGCCCAAGACATTGAATATTAACGCCCTCGGACAAGCAATTGACACAACATGGGGACGTTCATCAACACCACAGACAACTTCTTATTCAGTCAAGGTGACCTTCTTGGGAGCTGATAGACTTTTAGTCTCTTATAAAGAGATCACAAATTTTGTCTCAGAAAAAGAGATGATAATGATGAAAAGAGACTGCAAAGAACACGCTCAACGAGTCGTAAAAGAATACATGGATCATGTGAAGACGGTCTATAAGTCTCTAGCAGGTGAGTCTCTTACTCTCAAAGAAGTCAAAGAAAGCACGACAGATTCCATTGAAATAATCGGTTTCAATGTTCACAATCCAAAGAGAACTGCGTATTATAGGAGCAAGACAGTTTTTGAGATTGCATGACGACAGGAACACCATCAAGACAAGCAGTTGTAGCAGAGATTTTAAAGTGCGGTAAAGATCCAACGTACTTCATGAAGAAGTACTGCAAGATACAGCATCAGCTTCGAGGTCTTATACCTTTTGATACGTACGATTTTCAAGACAACTGCGTAAAAGATTTTCAGAAAAATCGATTCAATATAGTTCTTAAGTCCAGGCAGCTGGGACTTTCTACAGTATCTGCTGCCTACGTTGTTTGGTATGCAATTTTTAAGAAGGATAAGAACATCCTCGTCATTGCTACCAAGCTTAACACAGCCATTAACTTCATTAAGAAGGTAAAGACCATGCTTGATGGTCTTCCACCTTGGCTTCTTCTCACCAAATTTGAACCAACAAAACAATCCATTAGATTTGATAACGGATCCACAATCACTGCGGTACCAACATCACCAGACGCCGGTCGTTCTGAAGCATTGGCACTCCTCATCGTCGACGAGGCAGCATTCATCAGAGACTTCGACGAGATCTGGACCTCCTTGTATCCAACCCTCTCAACCGGTGGTTCTGCGATCATCTTGTCTACTCCAAATGGTGTAGGAGGTCAGTACTATAAGCTGTGGACAGAAGCTGAATCAGGAGCAAACGACTTTAATCCAATACGCCTGCCATGGAATGTACATCCGGAGCATGATCAGACATGGTTCGACAAAGAGACGAGAAACCTCACGAAACGTCAGATAGCCCAAGAGTTTCTCTGTGACTTCGTTTCATCTGGTGACACATTTCTGCAACCCACAGAATTTGAGAAGCTTAGATCTATGATAAAGCCTCCATTTCTTAAAGAGGGACCGCAGAATGGAATTTGGATCTGGAAGAATCCTGAACAGGGTAAAAAATACGTCATATCTGCGGACGTCTCAAGAGGAGATGCTGCAGATTTCTCTGCGTTTCACGTCATAGATTACGATACATGTGACGTTTGTGCGGAATTCATGGGCAAGATACCCCCAGATAGGTTTGCAGAGTTACTGTCGACTTATGGACGAAGATACAATCAAGCACTTATCTGCCCAGAACAGAATACTTTTGGATATTTCACGTGCACAAAGCTAAGAGATGAAGGCTACCCAAATCTTTTCTACCAGCAAAATGGCGGAGACTTATTTGGATATAAGCCTTCTGATCCTGATACCGTCCCTGGATTTTCGACACAGACGAAGACTCGAACTCAGATACTTACTAAGCTTGAAGAATCAATAAGAAACTCAAGACTCAAATCTTATTCTCAGCGTCTCTACGATCAATTGCAAGCATTCGTCTGGAATGGTTCAAAAGCTCAGGCAGCCAAAGATGCCCACGATGACTTAATCATGAGCCTCGCTATTGGGACATGGCTTGTTGTAGGAGAAGGAGGTTCAGACCCGCAAGGAATGGCGATGGCGATGGCGATGCTCAAAGCTACAGCAGTCGGGAATAGAAAAGTCACCGATCTTCCCGGCGGAATAAATGACGTAAGACCAGTTCCAAACGCGCAGGTTCAGGGTTTTACTCCCGACAGAGTCCACAAACCAAGAAACCCAGAAGACGTGAAACATGTTGACGTGTCAGATTTTTCTTGGTTATTCAGATAACTGGATACATATATTCAGACTCATAGAGGGAAGAAATTTCGAAGATTGGAATAGCAAGGCTTAAACAAATTATTCGTGAAGAGTTGTCGAATCTTCATGAGTCGGACGATCATGCTACAGCTGCAAAGATTGCAAAATCAGCTTCTGATCTCATGAAGGCAGTTGAGGCATTTAAAGAGAATTCAAGCGAGAAGGCTCGTTCTGAGTTGGGTTCTAGCCTCGAGAGCATGCATCAAATCCTTGACAGAATTGTTCATTCTCCGATGCAATACGTTGACGCAACGGAACCTGGTCCCAAAGTTGTTTCACTTAAGCCTGAGAAGAAAGAAGTAGTGTAAAGTAAAGCACTAAGGGCCTCTCCCATAATGGTGAGGCAAGAGAAAAATGGCAAAAAAAGACGACCAAAACCTCTTTCAGAAACTAACAAAGTTATTCCGTAGCGGTCCTGTAGTCAAGAGAAAGATACGGGCACTCGACACAACGATAGCAGTCGCCGACAAGACCAAGTCTTCCGGCGCTTTGTTGTTTCAGAAATCGATGGCTCCAACGTATGCCACCATCACTGCGAATGCTTACAATCTATCGGAACGCCTCATGCGTTACCAAGACTTCGCAGAGATGGAGTACACACCTGAGCTTGCACCTGCTCTCGATATCTATGCGGACGAGACATGTGCTCAGGACGAAAAGGGGCGCGTCCTCCACATCTACTCAGATAACGAGAAGATCAAAGAAATTCTGGAGGACCTCTTCTACAACACGCTAAATGTAGAGTTCAACCTTCGTTCTTGGGTACGAAACCTGGTCAAGTACGGTGACATGTTTCTCTACAACGATGTGTCACCTGAACACGGTGTCATTAGTGCGTTCCCCATACCGGTCAACGAGATCGAGCGCGAGGAGAACTATGATCCCAACGATCCAATGGCAGTTCGCTATCGCTGGGTCACCCTCGGCAACCGCACCCTCGAGAACTGGGAAGTGACGCACTTCCGCCTCCTCGGCAACGACATGTTCCTTCCATACGGTTCATCCATCATCGAACCCGCCCGAAGGATCTGGCGTCAGTTGATCCTCATCGAGGACGCCATGTTGGTGTATCGTGTCGTGAGAGCACCTGAACGTCGTGTCTTCTACATCGATGTGGCCAACATTCCTCCTGAGAATGTTCCCATGTATGTGGAGGAACAGAGGAAGAACCTTCG